CTCAACAGTTTAGGGCATTGTTTGGATATTGGGGTATGAACTCTGCAAGATCTTGGGCAAAGTCAGAGATAGAGCTAAAAGATGGTAGTATGGTGGTATGTAAGGGTACTGGTCAGCAGTTACGTGGAATAAAGGTAGGTAACCAAAGACCTACACTTATTATAGTAGATGACCCTGAAGATGAGATGAATACTAAAACAGCCGAGGCTATGGAGGGAAATCTCAGATGGTTACTCCAATCGGCAGTTCCTTCGCTCGATCCTCAAAAAGGTAAGATAGCTATTATTGGTACACCACAGCACCAAAGGTGCATTGTCGAAACATTGAAAGAAATGAAGGGGTGGAGGAATATGCACTTCGCTCCAGATATGGATAAGAATAAGGCACTATGGGAAGAATGGCAACCGATACGCAGATTAAAGGAGAAGAAGGAAGAACTGGAGTCTATTAACAGGGTATCTGTATTCTACCGTGAATACTTATGTCAGATAGTTGGTGACGAAGATCAGTTATTTAAAGAAGAGTATTTTAAATACTATAAGGGCAATCTGGAGTATAATGATGATAGGGATGCTTTTATGAAATTCTCAGAGAAGGATGGGAAACCTTGTGAAGACTTAATACCTGTAAATATATTTATGGGTGTAGACCCAGCGTCCTCAACGAAAAGAACTGCTGATTATTCTACAGTAGTATCTATAGCTGTTGATAATAAGAATAACAAATATATCCTTCCTTATTTTAGAAAGAGATCTACACCAATGAACTTGGCTGACTCTATTATAAAACAGTTTAAGAAATATAAACCAGTAAAGACTCGTATTGAGTCTGTTGGTTATCAGGAGATGTTGAGGGAATACTTGCGCCAGAGATCCGAAGAAGAAGGATTATTCATATCTGGGCTTGAAATAAAAGAGTCCCCCAGAACTTCAAAGTCATCCCGCTTAGAGACACTTGAACCGCACTTTGCTCAAGGTAAAGTATATATAACTCCTAATATGGATGAGTTAAAAGGAGAGTTGTTATTATATCCAAGAGGTAAGAACGATGACCTTTTAGATGGATTATTCTATGCAATGAAGGGAAATTATATCCCATATCATTCATCTGGTGACCTAAAACCTCAGCACTCGGAACAAAACTTGGCACAAAGCTCACATGATTGGTTGCTTGCATGAAACTTTAGCTGATAAATTGCGTCTATATAAGAAGTTACGTAATTCACTTAAAGAAAAGCATGCCAGAAAAAAATTTAGAATGTAAGAAAAGTGAAGAATTACTACGAGAGTATTCTTCCGCACGAAGCAAATGGGCAAAACAAGCCATCGAAGATAATGAGTTCCGTAATGGATCTCAATGGACAAAAGAACAAGTTGATACGCTCCGTTCCCGTGCGCAAGAACCTCTCGTAGTTAACGTTCTTCATCCTGCAGTTGAGCAAGCCAAGGCAATGCTTACCGCAAATATACCCCGATTCCAATCTACAGGTAGAGAAGATTCAGATGTGAAAACAGGGCGAGTATTTTCAGATCTAATGGCTTGGGTTTGGGATTACTCTGATGGGAACACAGAGTTAAAAACAGCAATAGATGATTATTACGTCAAAGGCATGGGTTGTATGATGGTATACTACGATCCTAACGATGACTTTGGCAAGGGGGAGATACTGCTTAAATGTATTGATCCACTTAATGTATATATAGATCCAAGTTCTCAGAGTCCTTTTGTAAGTGATGCATCACATATTATTATATCTAAAATCCACGCTGAGACTCAACTCATTTCACAGTATCCAGAATCAGCAGAGATTATTAAACAGGCTACCGAATCCATAATTGCACCTAAAGATATGTCATCGAGACATGGGTTGGATGATCAGGTTATTTCTCAGAATGATCTGGACTCATTTAGATTGTCAAATAAAGATGAACGTTATTTAGAAGTAATAGAACGCTATACTAAAGTAAAGCAACCATTTGTACGCACCTATGATCCTCTATCAAATATAGAACGAATTCTTAATCCAGAAGAATTTGAAGAATATTCAAAACAGCCAGCATTCATTGTAACTACAGCTAAAGGCACTCAGACTGTAACCTCTCCAGAGGAGGTCGGACAACAGATGGCTATGTATAAAGAGTACGGGGAAGTGTTTCATCAGATGATGTCTCCTATGACAGGGGAGCCGTTCTTAATGGAGGGCGAAGAGCATGAAGGTTCTATCCCTCAATCTACAGTATATCTTAAATTAATTACAATCGCTGATCTTATCGAGCAGGGTGAAATCGTTGCTAACAATATCTCTATTGATCGAATACAGCAATATGTTTGTGTTGGCGGTCAAATGTTGTTTGAAACAGTAATGCCTATATCTACATATCCTTTGGTTACTATGATGAATCGTCATAATCGTAATCCATATCCAATGAGCGATGTGAGGCTGGTAAAAGGTTTACAGGAATATATTAACAAGCTACGATCTCTGCTTATTGCTCATGCGTCTTCATCTACTAACACAAAGCTACTGGTTCCAAGGGGATCTATTAATAAAGCACAGTTAGAGACAGAATGGTCAAGGGCAGGTACAGGCGTATTAGAATTTGATCCAGAATTAGGACAACCTATTTCTTTCGCACCTATGCCACTTCCAAATGAACTATATAAGAACGAAGCGGATGCACGTGCAGACGTAGAAAGAATTCTTGGATTGTATGCAATCATGCAGGGCGATGCATCTCAGATGCCCAATACGTATAAAGGAACCATTGCCATAGATGAGTATGGGCAAAGAAGAATTAAAAGTAAACGAGATGATATTGAATCTGGATTGAACATGATAGCTAAAGTAGTAGTTGAACTTATTCAGGCTACCTATACATCTCAAAAAGTATTAAGACTTCTTCAGCCAAATTCTAAGGCGAAGGAAATATCAATCAATGTGCCTTTGTATGATGAGATTACAGGTGATTTTCTTGGAAAGCTCAACGATGTCACAGTTGGAAGATATGATGTAGTGGTTGTTTCTGGATCCACATTACCATCTAACAGATGGGCAAGATTTGAATACTATATGCAATTATATGAAAAAGGTTTAATTGACCAAATAGAAGTATTAAAGCAGACTGACGTTGCTGATATGGAGGGTGTAATAGAACGCTCTTCTCAGATGGCTGAGATGCAAAATCAGATAAAGGGATTGGGTGATCAAGTAAAAGACTTAGAGGGTGATCTCCAAACTGCTACAAGAGAATTAGTCCACGCACGACAAAGGGTAGAGCTTGAGAAGTACAAATCCAGTTTGGATAAGTCTTCCACTAAAGCTGAAGCCACCGAACAACTGTTCAAACAACGTGTAGGAGACGAAGTGAAGAAGCTAAGACAAGCGGTTGCCGAGCAAGAGTCTACGAACCGTGATATCATACCATTAGAGGAATAATGGAAGAACAAAACGCAAGTAATGCTGAAGTAGGATCATACGATAGTTCACAGATACTTATGACTGAGGCTCCGCCCACAGAAGTAAGTGTAGAGACTATAACTGGCGAACAGGAAGTGGTTACACAACCTGTCTATGATCCAAATTCAATTACCCAAGTACCAGAGATTCAAACCGAGCAAGAGGTGTCGGTTTCTGAGTCTCAAGAGCCAGCTAAAGACGACCCAAATAGAATAGCATATTGGCAAAGCCAATCTGATCTGCATAAGAATGACAGTCAACGTCTTGCGGAAGAGAACACCATGTACAAAAATATGGTCAGCAAGATAATGAACGATCAACAGCAAAATGGAATCCCTGCTGAACCTCAAAAACAACAGGATCCATTAAATCAGCCAGCCCAACCTACAAGCTATAATGAGGTCGATGCATATAATGACCCTGAAAGCGATTCATTCAGATATCGTTTAGCAAAGGAAGATTATCAAAACTCACGTGTAGACCAGTTGCTTAATACAATGCAACAGCAAGAAGCAGTTAGACAGCAGGATGCTGTTAATCAGCGAGACGCAATGGTCGTAAACCAAGCCTTTTCTCATGTAAAAAATGGGTATGGGTGGGATCAAAACAAGTCCTCTGAATTCGTTCAGTGGGCGCAAAATCCAAATAACGTGACTGTTGATATTCTTGCTAAGGTATTTGAAATGCAGAACGCACCAAATACTGCGACAGTACAAGCCCAGAACAAGGCTAATGAACTGAGACAAGCGGGGGAACGCTTGCAAGTGCCACGCACTACTGCTGTGACTACTGGTCAAGCTGAACCTCAGTTTACAGATCAAGACTCGTTCAATGCGGGTTTGCTTTCGCATAGCAGAGTAAGGAAATAGAAAATGTCTGCAAAGAAACTGGAAGCCTCTGGTGTATTATATACAGACCGCAGGGACTTCTACATCGATCCTCAAATCGTCAAAGAGCTTTGGACTGATGTAGCACCCTTCACGACTGTATTATCGAATAAAGAAACCAGACAGGTTAAAGACCCTATGTTCAAAATGTTTGAGCATAGAAATCCGTGGGTAAAACAGAAGTTTGTTAACAATGGTTATACAACTGCTCTATCCGCAAATGACACCGAATCAAGTGCTATCACAATAGATGGCATTGAAGGATTAGCAACAAGCGTTGATTCTTCATATCTCGGTTTGGAAGTAGAAGTTTGGAACTCAGCTGAAACCACTCGACGTGG